GGTTCGGAGATGCGTGTGACGAGTGGATCACGCTTGAGCACATGCAAAATAAGACGATACCGGACCTGCAAGACATGATTGACGAGGTCAAGAAAGCGATGTGCGCCGATGACTAACGACGTGAGAGTCAGACTTGACAGCGGCGGCGGCGAGGTTTTCAGCGACGTTGTAAACAATCAAGGCGCACCCCCCGACAAGGGCGGCTTGGCATTCATCACTAAGGACAAGCAAGGTGGTGGCGCTGTTGTTTGCGTCACCTTCAGGACTGTCATTGACGGCAAAGATCAGCGCGTCCAAACAGTGACGACGCTAAGTGCCCTTCGCGCCGCACTCGTTTCCATTGATGCCTCCTATGATCCTCGCGGGAGGAGGCGCTGATGGAGCCCTTGCCCTCAACAGCGATGCCCACCGATGGCTGATCTGCCGGGAAAATGGCAGGACTGCGATGCGTTCGTCTGCTGGTTGGTTGCAATGAAATATCTTGATGAGAAGAAAAGGCCGTGCATGTCAGGGGGCATCTATCTTTATATGTGGGAGGCATGGACGGCATCGGGCACGGTGACGTGGGCAGAGAATGACTGACGCGGCCCCAGTGGTGAAGCGGTGCGGCACCTGTCAAACCACCAAAAGTGTGATCCACTTCAACCGCCAGTCTGCTGCCCGCGATGGCCTCCACTCGCGCTGTAGGGATTGCGCGTCAACGGCTAACAGGTTGTATCGGGCACAGCCACGCACAGTGAAAAGCCCCCAGCCGCCAAGGATGTGCCGATGTGGCCAGCCTGTGCAATATCGGCGCAAGACATGCGGATCGCATGGTTGCATCACTGCTGCCCACCAGGAGGGTGGCAAGCGCGATCGGCCATCGCCTCGCCTGACTGCTGAGGCGCGGTTGGAGATCGATGAGCAACTGAAAGCCACCACTGGTGCGCTGATGGCCTCCACCGCGTCCAGGCACACTGACGCCGAACTCCATTACCTTGGCGGGGCCGTCCTCAGCCTGGTGAGGCTGGTGGAAATGTTGATCCCTGTGATCACTCAGGACCCACCGGCCAAGGACAACAAGGACCCCAATGACTGACTTGACCCACATCGCAAAATCCCTTCAGCCGCTGGCCGTGCCAACAGACAAACTGAAGCCAGACCCGTCCAATGTGCGAAAGCACAGTGAGAAAAACATCAGGGCCGTGATGGCCAGCTTGCGCAAGTTTGGCCAGCAAAAGCCAATTGTGGCCCTGAAGTCTGGCCGCGTGATCGCGGGAAATGGCACCCTGGAGGCTGCCCAGCGATTGGCTGAGGGCAGCAAAGAGTTAGGGTTGGGGCCAGACCCCCGTTGGGAGCGGTTGGCCGTGTCTCGATTCGCCAACAAAGCTGATGCAGTGGCCTATGCCATTGCTGACAACAGGACAGCTGAGCTGGCTGAGTGGCACTATGAGGGGCTTGCTGACCAACTCAGGGACATGGATGATGACCTTGCTGGCTTCACTGGCTTTGACACCACTGAGGCTGAGGCAATCATCAGGGCCTGGGAGCCTGCTGAGGAGCAACCACCAGAGCCACCGGCTGATGACGACTTCATCGACGGGATCAACACTGATGGGCTGCCCCTGCCTGAGACTGGTGACACCATCAAGGTTGGCCGTCACTCAATCCAGGTGGGTGATTGCGTTGCAGCACTCAAGGACATGGCCTCATGTTCAGTTGACAGCATTGTGTGTGATCCCCCTTACGGGATCGGCTTCATGGGCAAGGGCTGGGACTGTGCGATCCCCTCCCTTGATTGGGCCAAGGAATGCCTCAGGGTGCTCAAGCCCGGTGGGCACCTGATCGCATTCGCCGCCACCCGCACCATGCACCGATTGGGCGTCGCCGTCGAGGATGCGGGCTTTGAGATTCGCGACCAGATTGCATGGCTCCAATGGCAGGGCTTCCCCAAGTCGTTGGACATCAGCAAGGCCATTGACAGCGCTGCTGGCGCTGAGCGGGTGGCCATAGGTCAAGGGACCTCATGGAACAAACCAGACAGCACCGATGGGGATACGGCTCGCATGAATGCGAGCCCAGCAAGCTACAAGATCACAGCCCCCGCCACTAATGCGGCCAGGCAATGGCAGGGATGGGGGACAGCCCTGAAGCCATCACAGGAGCCAGCCCTGTTGGCCCGCAAGCCACTTGAGGGGACCGTGGCCAAGAACGTCCAGGCCTGGGGGACAGGAGGCCTAAACATTGACGGGTGCCGCTTTCAGGAGGGTGACAAGGCCTGGCCCGGTCCAGATGGTGAGTCTGAGCTGGGCCGCTGGCCCTCCAACCTTTACCAGTGCCCCAAGCCAGCCAGGAGCGAAAAGGAAACGGGCCTGGATGAGCTGGGCTCCGTCACCGGGGCTGAGGCAGTCTCGCGCAAGGCAGGATCCAAGGGGCTCAGGTCCCCTCGCGCGGGTGCTGGCAGGACAGCGGCCAACGTCAAGAACATCCACCCCACAGTCAAGCCCATTGGCCTGATGCGCTGGCTGGTCCGCTTGGTCACCCCACCGGGGGGCACAGTGCTGGACACATTTCTTGGTAGCGGGACAACGATGGTGGCAGCTGAGCGGGAGGGATTCACCTGTGTGGGTGTCGAGATGGATCCCGAATATGCGAGGATCAGCCATGCCCGCGTTGCCCACATTGCTGAGGCAGGGACCTCAAAGGGGAAATGATGACCGATTGGAAACGTTTGTTGAAGGGTGGAGAGATCGGTGGGCGGTGCCTTGGCGACGTCTCACAGGTTGCGTTCAGCCTATACGCTGCCACCCGTGACTCATTCCCGATCAACGAGGTCCCGACTCACATCATAGCTCACCTGGTTGAAATGGCTGAAAAGGCTGACCAGGCTGAGCGATCTATGGCCAGGCTGTGTGATCTGATCGTCAATGACCTGGATGGCAGGGGACTCAGGCCGGATGGTGATCCACTGCCCACATGCAAGCACGATCAGGCCACACCAGACATGGAGTCAAAATCCAAAACCTGTGTTGCATGCGGTGCCACCGTCCCACTGACCGATGCTGAGGTTCTGATCATCATGACGGCGCACAGGGCTGATGACTGACGCGGCATCAACACTGGCCATGATCCAACGCGGCCAGGATGTCCCCAAGGCTGCCAGGGTTGAGTTTGTCAGGTGGCTGATGAGGGACCCCAGACGGGCGCTGATGGTCGCACACAACTGGACACTGTGGGCACGGCCAAGCCAGCTGCCGCCACCGGGTGACTGGGTGGTGTGGTTGATCCTCGCTGGCCGTGGCTTTGGCAAAACCAGGACAGCGGCTGAGTTTGTCCAGAGCGAAGTCCAAAAGGGGAAACGGGGCAGGATCGCACTCATCAGCAAGGATCCACAGGATGCGCGGGACGTGATGATTGAGGGCAAAAGTGGGTTTCTCAACATTGCGCGGCCAGATTGGCGTCCCACCTATGAGGCATCAAAGAAAAAACTAACATGGAAAAACGGAGCACAAGCGATCGTGTATTCCGGCGAGGACCCAGACAAGCTGCGCGGCCCTGAGCATGACCTCATCTGGGGGGATGAACTTTGCGTGTGGAGGCATCCCCAGGAAACCTGGGACAATGCCCGCTTTGGGTTGCGCATCAAGGGGCCGCTTGGTGATGAGCCCAGGGCCGTGATCACAACGACGCCCCAGCCGATCAAGGTGCTCAAGGACATCAAGGCCGACCCTGACACGGTCACAACGGGTGGCAGCACATATGAAAACCTGGCCAACCTGGCCCCCGCTTTCCGAAAGGCGATCCTCAGCAAGTATGAGGGCACCCGGCTAGGCCGCCAGGAGATCCATGCTGAACTGATTGACGAAGTTGATGGGGCGCTTTGGTCCCGTGAACTGTTGGAATCCACCAGGATCAAAGGCAATGGAGACATGCCAGCACTGCGGCGGATCGTGGTGTCTGTTGATCCGATGGTGAAAAAGGACCGCAAGCGCAAACAGTCAGACCGCGAAACAGGGATCACGGTGGTTGGTCTTGGCGAGGATGGCCATGGCTATGTGCTGGACGATCGATCTGTTGGCAATGCAAAGCCAGACCTGTGGGCCAGGAGGGTGATCAGCGCCTATCACGACTGGGACGCTGATCGGGTCATCGGTGAAGTCAACAACGGTGGTGACATGGTTGAGGACGTGATCCAGACCCGTGACCCCACGATCCCATTCAAAATGGTGACGGCATCACGCGGCAAATGGGTACGGGCTGAGCCAATCTCCAGCCTGTATGAGCAAGGCAAGATCCACCACGTTGGGTTTTTTGCCGAGCTGGAAACCCAGCTTTGCACCTGGTCAGGTGAGGACAATGAGCCAAGCCCTGATAGACTTGACGCGGTGGTGTGGGGATTGACGGAAATACTGCTGGGCCTGACACTGCCAGACATCCACATTGACCCCTCCATTGGCAAGGGCTCAAACTACTGGGGACAGTGATGACAGAAGCAACACCAGCAACACCAGCCGCTGAGGGATCGCTTGATCCGCTCAACCCCTTTGCCCCGCGTCCCGTCGCCAAACAGGGATTTGACACACTGGGAACCACTGGCCTGGTCCGCTTTGGCGGCCAGGTTGATGAGGAGTGGCTCCAGCAGTTGGCCGGGATCCAAGGTGTCAGGGTCTGGCGTGAAATGAAGGACAATGACTCAGTCATTGGCAACGCTTTCTATCTGACCCAGTCCCTGATCCGTCAAACCAAATGGTCAACTGAGCCGGCCGACGACGAGGACAAGGGGCAAACGGAAAAGTGGGCCAAGTTTCTCACTGAGGCCATGGGGGATATGAGCCACACCTGGGAGGAAATGCTGTCAGAAATCCTGAGCCTGATGCCCTTTGGTTGGTCCTACTTTGAAAAGATATTCAAAGTCAGGGGTGGTGAATCTGACAACCCGTCCCGCAACAGCAAGTTTGATGATGGGCTGATCACATGGCGCAAGATCCCGATCAGGGCACAGGAAACATTGGACTCCTGGGAGTTTGACGAGGACGGTGGGATCCGCGGTCTATGGCAAGTTGCTGCGCCTAAGTTTGAACGGGTGTTCATCCCCATTGAAAAGTCAATTCTGTTCAGGACTGAGGTGGCCAAAAACAACCCTGAGGGCCGCTCACTTTTGCGCAATGCCTACCGGGCTTGGTTTTTCCTCAAGCGCCTCCAAGAGATTGAGGCAATCGGGATGGAGCGGGAACTGGTGGGGATCCCGATCATCAGGCTGCCCTTTGCCTATCTCGACACCAACGCAAGCAAAGCGAAAAAGGAGGCTAGAAACAACTTTGCAACCATGCTCCAGCAGATCAGGCGCAATGAGCATGAGGGGCTGCTGTTCCCTGCCCGTGTGGATGGGGAGGGCAACAACACCGGGTTTGACATTGAGTTACTCTCCAGCGGTGGATCACGCCAGATCGACATCAGCGCGGCCATTGCGCGTTATCAGCGGGACATCGCCACAGTCCTCCTAACTCAGTTTTCGTTTCTGGGGATGGGATCAAGCGGCAGTTTTGCGCTCAGCAGCGACCAGACCTCAATGTATGCCACTGCCATTGGTGCGATCTTGGACACCATTGAGAGCACCTTTGATCGGTTTGCCACCCAGGAACTCTATCAACTCAATGGGGTTCCCCCTCAGTTCCGCGCCAAGTGGAAACACGGCGACATTGAAAAGGAGGACATCCAGCGATTTGCCGACATGATCAACAAGTTTGTCAGCAGCGGGGTCCTTTCAGCAGATGAGACCCTGGAGCGCCATGTCAGAGACAAGGTTGGACTGCCACCCGCTGATGACACCAGTGATGAGGATGACGCACTGCTGGCAATGAGCCTGCCCCGGATGAGGGATGAGGCCAGGGACACTGCGGCAACCGTCCGGGACAGCGCCATCAATGAGACTGGTGAGGCGGCAGTGATGGGCCAAAGCAATGCCGCACCCAGCGAGCAAGACAACGCTGCACCATCAGAGCGCGGCAATGCGTCCACATAACCACGGGCCAATCCTCCCACCGTCAGCGCCAGTCCTCAAAACCGTCCCACCACTGTGGCAGGAAGGGCAAGACCTCACCTCAAGGCTGTGGGCCCCGTTGCGCAAGGGCTTCCTGGGAGGGGTGGCCATACTACAGGCGCGGTTTGGGAAGCTGGCCAGGCTGGCTGTCATCAACCCCACATTCAACATTGTTGGAGCGGTTGAACAGTTTGACTTCAGCGAATTTGAGGCGGGTTTCATTGAGGGCTGGGACAGGTCGATTGGGGATGCTTTGACCCGGTCGAGAAAGCTGGCCCTTGCTGACATTGGCCTCACCATCGCCAAGGACTTCCATGAGGGCACCCGCCTGGCTGGTGTCCAATCTGAGCGGTTGGCCTTGGATTATGTGGCCACGCGGGGTGGTGTGTTTGTTCAGCGCATCACGTCCAGTGTCAGGTCCGGGATCAACATCGCGGTCCTTGAGGGGATCGAGCAAGGCACTGGGGTCCCTGAGATGGCCAGGAACATCCAGTCAGTGGTGGGCCTCAATGACAAACAGGCGGCCACGTTGCTCAAGCGAGTCAACCGATTGAAGGCCCAGGGGTTGAGCGATGCCGAGGTGGCCAGGGAAAAGGTGGCCCTCCGAAAGCGAGCGCTAAAACAGCGGGCCCGAAACATTGCCAGGACTGAGATGGTGGCAGCGCGCAACGCGGGCACCCAGCAGGCCTGGAATCTGGCCGTCAATGAGGGGAAATTGGATCCTGACATGAAAAAGATCTGGATCATGGCCGATGGCTGCCCCATTTGCACAGCATTGGCGGGACTGGAACCAGTGCCACTGGGACAACCTTTTGACAGTCCTGATGTGGGCTTCATTGATCATCCGCCAGCGCATCCAAGTTGCCGTTGCTCAATCGGGCTGGTGGAGTGACGCTGAAAGGCGTTACAGTTCAAACGGTTATATGTTCAGTCTGTAAACGTTTGCACCGCGATCCAGTTTGTGTTTTGTTCAGGTGTGACAGCGGCCGACACTATGTTGCACACACACAGCCCCCACCTGACCAATGCCTCAAAAGTATTCAGCCGCGAACACGCGGCCCGCCAGCTGGACCCGTCTGAGTTTAAGTCCTTTCGACGCCAGCACCCTGACGGGTTCCCTGATGGTATTGACGTGGTGTTTGGCGTCAGCGTTGATGGCGCATCCAAGATCCAATCGTTGCGGATTGACGCTAGCAAGTTCAGTGAGGGAAAGGCCAAGGCCTGGCTGGTCGATCACGGGTTTAAGTCTGGCCGGTTTGAGCCAGCCTCATCCAAAGTGCTTTTCAACATGGAGATCTTAGCCAAGGACCTGGACCAAAGGCTGGTTTTTGGCTGGTTGTACGTTTGCCGCAAGGCCGATGGCACCCCCGTTGTGGACCACTCAGGCGAGCAAGTGGCCATCGCTGAGTTGGAAAAGGCTACTTATAGTTTTGTTTTGAAGTCTCGCCAGGCTGGCCAGATGCATGAAAAGATCGGGGTTGGCCAGCTGGTTGAGTCAGTGGTATTCACCTCTGAGAAGCGAGCGGCCATGGGCATCCCTGACGGCGTTATTCCAGATGGCACCTGGGTTGGATTCAAGATCCAAGACCAAGAGTCCTGGGATGGCGTTAAAAGCGGCCGCTTCAAAATGTTCAGCTTTGGTGGCCAGGCCATCAGACGCACCATAGGGTCCACTAATGTCCACTGCTGAGGCCAAGTTCCAACTGGAAGATCTCAATATCAATGAGAGCAGCCTGGTTAATAAGGGTGACAAGCCTGAAGCCCATATTAATCTTTTCAAGATGCACGCGAAAAAAGCGGGGCATG